ACGCTTGCGCGCGGCTTCCAGGATCCGACGGAAGCGCTCGTTCGTAGCCTGTCTCATTGGTCTATCTTAGTTCCACTCAACTTGAGCGCCACCACGGCGCATCAAGCCCTGGACAACGATATTCAGAGAGTCGGCACAGTCATCATGCGGTGCGTGCCCGAAGTTCACCACCTCATCGACCATGCCGCCGAAGTCGCGGTACTTGTTGAAAATGATCTTCTTGGCCTCGAACAGGCCGATAATTCCGCGCAGGCGAGCCAGCTTGTCGCCCCGGAAACCCTTCACTGGGCTGATGTTGATGTTGTACAGCTGCCACTCGTTGAACAGGATTCGCTTCAGGTCTCCCTCGAAGCTCTTCTGATAAGCGACGACCTCGGGCCAGATCGTCACTGGCGAGGCGCTCGGGAAGTAATGGCCCTCCTCGTTGGCCGCCAGCAGGTTCCATTCGACCAACAGCTCGCAGAGTGCCTCCACTTTTTCGATGTTGCCCATCGAGCGCATGCGCCGGTAGTCGATCACATAGATCTTGTCGTCGACCCGTCCCGCCAACGTGAAGACGGTCCAGTCGTTTCGCTCGCTCATCCCTGCCGAGAGGTCGATGCCTACGCCAACCGTGTCGTAGGTGTCTGGGACCTCGCCCTTGATGAACAGCTCCGGTGAAATGCCGAGCTCCGTTGAGCGAACCGGTTGGTTCAGGTACTGGTACGAGAACGCCACCTTGTCGTCGCCCTGCAGTCGCAGCAGGTATTTGGTCGACCACATCTCCGGCCAATACGACTTTGGCCTGCCATCGTCGTCGTACTGGATGGCCGATTGAGTGATGACCTTCCAGCCCTTCTGCTCCGTGAAAATTGTGGAGAACAGATCGTCAAAGTGAAAGCGGGTCCCCAGTGCGATAGTCCGCCCGCCCTGGAAGATGGTTGGCACGATCACGTTCGTCCAGTTGCTTTCCATCTCCCGGCGAATATCCGGGTTGGCGATCGACGCTGCGCTCTTGATCGCGTCGTCGACCACCACGAGGTTGGCGCGTTTTGAGGTGATGGTGCCCTTCAGGCCAGCGCAGGCAATCGTGAACGCGTCTTCACCGCGCACGTCAATCCCTGCAAACTCCCAGTCCAGACTCCACAGCTCGTCAGACGTCCGCGTCTTTGACAGCTTGACCGAGGGGAAAATCTCCTGATACTCCCGCGACAGAATCAGGTTCTTGATCGCTGCACTCTTGTTGCGCGCCACATCCACGTTGTACGACACGTAGAGGATGCGCAGCAGCTTCTTCGCTTCCGCGTGGCGCCCAATCAGCCACCCCAGCAGCATGCCAACCACCGTCGACTTCGCGCTACCACGCGGGCTCAAGAGCACCGTGTTCGGGCCAGCGATATCCAAGAGGTGATCGCTGCTCTGCCCCGTCAGGAATGCACGATGCCATTCCTTCATGTGTCGCGCCGGCTTCTTGCCCATCAGCTCGCAGAAGTAGCTGAAGTTGTCCCGCGCTTTCAGCACATGAGGCGGGATCTCGACGACCTCCGGCTGTTTCTTGATTGCCTGCGCAGCTAGCTGAGCACTGCGCCGGCGCGCTAGTGCAATCGAGGCATTGCTCATGCCTCGAGTCTAGATTGTTTCACCCTATTTCAGCGCTCGTCGGTGAGCATTGCCCACACCGACTCGTAAGCCAAATCCAACGCGTTGGTGACATCCTCGTTCCCCTTGAAGATGGCACGCAACTCACGCATCACCTTGTCAGCCCCGGCCATGACCAGCCCACGTCGATCCTGGCTCTTGGTCAGTCGTTCGATTTCCATCACATGGCCGCGTAGCTCCTTGGACAGGTGGGCGATCCGCGTAGCAGCGGCATCTGCCTTAATCAGATCCGCCTGCACCTGCTGCCTCAAGAAGTCGATGTCCGATTCGAGCTTCACGATTTCAGCGAGCATGATTTCTCGCCGATTCAGCTTGGGGTACGTTTTTGCCACCCAGGCCTCGAGATCAGTGAACGGCCCGTCGAATCCAAGGACCGAGGCGTACAACCAAATCTCGTAAATCGAATACGTCTTTTCTGCATAAGCGAGGAAGCTCTCGCGGCGCCCGCTATCCAGCGCCACTAAGAACTGCTCAACTTCCCTCGGAGTTCGGCTTGCGTTCACCTAGCAGTGGACCTCAACCGAAGAAGCGGGAGCCAGCCGAGCGGATCGCGCCTCTTGCGTCGCTCCGCAGACGGATCTGTTGCGTGCCCTCTTCTTGCAGCTTCTTGCGGTCTTCTACGCCTTGAGCTGCCACAGTCAAGCGTTCTTCCCTGCCCCGGGTTCCGATGTTCAGGCGCTCTTCCTCGCCCTGGACGCGGTACCCAAGCCGGTCCTGTTCGCCTTGGGTGATTCGTGACAGGCGATCCTCCTTACCTCGAGCACCGATGTTCAGACGCTCTTCCTCGCCCTGGACCCGGTAGCCGAGTCGGTCTTGTTCGCCTTGCGTGATCCGAGACAGACGATCCTCCTCGCCCTGAACCCGGTAGCCGAGGCGGTCCTGTTCGCCCTGAGTGACCCTAGATAGACGGTCCTGCGTGCCCTTGGTCTCTTCAAGGCGACGAGCTTCCGTGCCCTGCACACCGATCAGATCCCGAGCGAGTCCAGCCTCCGCACCCATCAACTTCATGGTGTTACCCGTGCGGAGGTTCTCGAGATTGCCCTGATAATTCCCCAGGCTGGCCAGCATTGCATCGTTGTACTGCTGGTACAGGCCCATGTTCATCATGGTCCCGGCTGCGTCCAGGCCCAGGCCGGCCACTGCGCCGCCGATGACTTCGTTGTCGGCATATTTATTGCCGATACCCGTTGCGAAGTCCCAGCCCTGGTCGAACATGGTGCCCGCCAATGTCTTGGTGGTGCCAGGCGTAAACCGCTGCGTGCTCGAGCTGATCGGTTGCGTTCCGATCGCGGTTGGTTGCGTCTGAATAGTCGTGGATTGCGTCGAGCTCGATGTCCTGCCTTGATTCCTACCTTGATTCCTGCCTTGATTTCTGCCTGCAGATGACCTCGACTGATTTGTCGAGCCAGACCGTCCACTGTTTTTGGCCTTTGCCTTGTTGACACTGTTGCCAAGAACAGTGTTTGTCTTCGCCTTAGTGGCAGGAGTTGCCTTCTTTGTGGTGGGCTTTGCTGCGACCTTGGTGGCAGCCTTTGTTTTTGCAGTACGCCGAGCAGCGCTGTTTGCCTTGCTTGCCATGACTTCAGTGACCGCCTAGATCAAGCGAAGAGTGCGGCCCCGCCGAGGGCCAAGTTGGTGATCAGATTCAAGATATTGGCCGTACCCTGCTGCTGCAGCTGTTTCTCTGCAAGACTCGTCGTCTTGTCGTAATACTGCTGGTCTGAATCCAGGATCATCCGCAGACGATCCGTTGTGTTCAAGTCCAGGCGCTGCTCGTGATCGTAGTTGCGATCTAGCAGTCCACTTTGTGCGCCAACATTGGCCCTTAGCTTTTGATCGTATGCATTCGTGTCAATTGCCGTCTTCTGCTGAAGAAGAGGGATCTGAGCCTGGGCGTAGTCCAGAGTTACTGCGTTGTCAGCGGCGCGAGCCCGCGTCTGGGCCGCTGCTTGACGGTCGAAATTCTCCAGTGACTGGTTCGTCGTATTCTGCGTGCTTGAGCTACTTTGCCCACGTTTAGCAAGATCCGCCTGGAACTTCTGCCAGAGCTTATCTTTCTCCGGGTCCGAATAGCCGATCGTGCCGTCTGCCTTTACTCCAGCGCCTAACGCTTTGAGCTTGTCACTGAGCTGCTTCTTCAGGAGGTCATCTACTGGGTTAGCCATTACTTGCCGCCTGTCTGCTTCAGGAACTGCTCGAATAGCTCCATGTTACTGGTTGTTTTCGCCACGTCTGCCAGCGATCCAGGCTGCGGTGGGGCGTAGGTTGGAGTCGACTGGAATAGTGAGGATGCATCGACTCCTGTTGCCTTGGAATCCAACGATGGCAATGGGCCGAGCCCCTTCAACGCCTCCGTTAGGCCGCCGGTGGAGCCAGCCATTCGGTTCGCGCGACTGACGCCAAGTGCATCTTCCGTTCGCGCTACACCTAACAGCGTGTCGTAGGAGTTTCGTCGTTCCGGGACCGCGATTCTGGCCACCTGCGCCCCGGTTCCGCCTACGAGATTTAGGAGATTAGAAATTCGGCTCTGCCTGTCAGCGAGCGCATCTCGCTCGCGGTAGTAATCCAGTTGGTCATTGGCCCGCCTCGTAGCAGCTACCTCACCCAGCGCATCTCGCGCAAAGGCCATCTCCTGCTTGTATTTTTCAACCGGGAGATTCGCCAGCATTTCGCTGAAGCGACTTTCTTTGACATTCGAGAACCCCGGGACAGGCTCTACCTGGCGGAAACTCGCCGCGTAGTTACCTGCGGTGTTTGGGGAGAACAGCGAGAACATCAGCTAAATAGCGCTTGAGTCAACAGTGCCTGTTGGACCTGGGCGTTCTGCTGCGCATTCAATGCAGCAGTGTTCATGGTGTTCGCGAAGTTGTAGTCGCGGTTCACCGCTGCCTGCATCTTCAGGCGCTCGAAATCATCCGCCTGCTTCAGCTTGGCAATTTCGGCCATCAACGGGATCTGACCTTGCAGAGCCTCGTTCTCCAGCGCCATCTCCAGTCGACGCTGCTTGGCAAGGAGCTCTAGCTTGCGATCATCGGGATCCTCGCCAGTCACCAGGTTGTAAAGCCCGGTCATCGCGCCCTTACCGGCAGCGCCGCCGCCGGTGGCACCCAGAATTCCACCAATGACGCCCCCAACCGGGCCTCCCATCGCTGTACCGGCTGCGACGCCAGCCATGCCACCAGCCAGGTTGCCGCCTGTTAGGCCCAGAGCTTGTGCAATGTTCTTGCTCAGTGGGTCGTCTTGATCGGCTAGTTCGGCCGCGCCGGCCAGGACTGCCAGCAATCCACCAGCACCGGCCAGCTTGAACTTATTGCCCCGCACCTTGTCCGCGAGTCCGTCTAGGAAGGCTTGACTGCCAGAAAACCGGCCACCCTTGCCAGGTGGTTTGGCGCGTTCGGCCGCCTCGGTTACGAGCTCCGTGGGAGACAGAGGAATCATCGCGTCCTGCTGCGCCTGACGACGTCGCTGCTCACCCTGCATATATCTCTGGGTAGGAGTCACTTCAGCGCGTATCCACGATCCTTCGATTCTAAAAGGGTTTAATCCTGCATATAACTCAGTCTCTCTGGCTCCACCCAGGGGACTTTATCGGCGATGTTCTCAATCGTCATGCCGAGCTTTGGGCACTCGACGAACTTCGGCGCGTCAGGCCTGCTATCAAGGCACCGCGTACAGGCATGCACGTAGTCGGCATTGACGCGTCGATCTGGCTTTTCGCGCCACTTACCATCCACCTTCTCGTAGCGCTCAGCGTCATAGGGGACCTCATATTCCTCGATGTATTCCCAGATGTCGTCGTGACTCCAGTCCTTCAAAGGGAACAGCAGCGATGCCTCTTGGGGCAAGACGCGTGCCCCAATCCTTGTACCGGCGTCGCCTCCAAGGACTACGTCGGTGTCACACCCTTTATGCCCGATCCACACCGCATCGAAGTGCGGCATAACCAGTCCACGCTGCTTGGGGCGCCTCAAGATATCCAGGGCGCACACCCATGGCAGGTCCTCCGCCGGCTCCACGATCCCGGTCGGACATGTCAACTTCGTCCGGTTAAAGGCGTAGACGTTCTGCACCTCAAACTCATCACCCGTTTGCTGCATCGCCGAACACTCTGGGTGCCAGCTATGCACATGCAGCTCCCACTCGCGGATCATCCGATCCTGGAACGCGTACTTCCTTGGCTGCCATGGCTCCCTGAAGAACACCACGTCCGGCTTCAAGCCAGCCCGATGCAGCAAGTGCAGCAAGACCATGCTGTCTTTGCCGCCAGACCAGCACGCAAGGGTCTTTGGGAATCTCGCAGCTGCAGACGCTATCCGCTCTTGCGTATCCCGATAGAGCTCTCTCAAATCAGAGCGCCAGCTACCGCTCCACCGATACTACCAACTGCGCCGATAATTGACCCTGTCCTCGAGGCACCTGCCTGCGCGGATGCGGCATCTTTTTGTGCTTCTGCCAGAAGCTTCGACGACTTCAAGTCGCCCCAAGCCTTCAAGGCACTATTGGCTACATCCATCTCAGCTTGCTGCTCTGCCAGCGCGCCACCGACCAATGCCTTGGTGCCGCCCGCGTCAAAGATGCCTTCCCCTATCGGGACCGGGCTGACATCCATCTCCGCTTTTGCGCGGTAACCCCGGGAACTGTCTAGAAAATTTCCGCCGTCAAGAAACGATGTCGCGAACGGACTGGCCTGCGATTCGTACTCGTCGTAGTACTTCGATCGGTACGAGCCTGGTTTGAATGCCATTTCTGTTGTCGTTTCGTGGTTTACCAGCCGGTTAGATCCCAGCCGCTCCGGGGAGCCGATTGCCAGCCACTAGAGAAATCAGTCGGCCCCGGCTTCCAGTCGTAATTGACATCAAGTCCGCCGATATCACCAGATCCCCATGTGTACCCCTTTGTGGGATCGCTCGCTCCGCTGCCGCTGCCCGAACCAATTTTGCCAAGGCCGCCGATCACGCCACTGGCAAGGCCGCTAACGCCTCCCATGATCCCTTGGAACATAGTGGCATTTGCCATCTGTTGCCCGGCAAACCGCGTTGCATCCGCGCCCGCTTTGGCGGCCTTGATTTGGTTGCGAGCTACGAGAGCGTTTTTCGCCATGGCCGCTTCATCTTGGAAGTTAGCCAACGCCATGCCGCCGATGGCATCACCGATGTTGGACTTAAACCGGCCAAAGCCGCCAATCGGGGCAACCACTGATTACACCTCTTCCAAGGATTCTTCTTGAGGCGCGGTGCCTTTCATGGCCCTGCGCAGTGATTCTAAGACGTGCCCCGCCAAGGCAGTACCCGTCAATGCTCCAGAACTATTCACCAGGACGCTCTTTGCAACCTGACGCTCGTTGGCATCAACTTGATCGCGGTACGCCTTATGAGCGGCTTCATATTCCGGGCGATGGACTTCTGTCTTCTTGCTGCTCTTTGTCACCCGAGTCAACCCCCTCTTGACGCGCTCCTCTTGCTCGAGGAACTCTCTCTTGAGATTTTCGTACTCAAGACCCTTGCGCTGCGCCTGCTCGTACCCGCCAGCCGATGCGACCTTCTGTGCTCCGACCTTCATGCCACGCCGCGCACCGATCACCGCCGCTACCGCAGGGAGCACCCCAGTAGCCAAGGGGATGCTCTTGCCCATGAATGTCACTTCAGGGCCGTGAATGCCATCCATGGTGGCCTTGATTGGCAAACTATTCCCAAACAAATACGACTTGTACTCGTCGTACTCCTGCTTCGAGACATCAGGCCGTTCTTTGACGAACTCCTCGTAGGGCAGTAGTGCTCCGCTGCGGCCCAAGAAATATCGGCTACCCAGCTCACCGATCGGATCGGTTGTTTGCCGGGGATCCACCTCACTAGGCAGCACCGCCTTGTATCCCGCTTCGCGGCCAAAGTTGCCAATGCCCATCGACATTGCAATCCACGCGGGGGCCAATGCCGCCATGCGGGGCGCCCTA